TAATACAGTTGTCGCAACAATGTATTTAATATATTCAATTACACTTCCTTTTTCATCAAAAATACCACCAAGTTCATCTACCCAATCGCAAACATCATTTTCATCAAATTCAACACTTTCTTTATTGCTATTACAAGCTGATTTATACCCTACAAAAATTAATAAAATTATAAGTTCTAAATCGTATTGTGTATTATTCAATATTTCAAAGTATCTATTTATTGGTAGATTCTCTTTTTCTCCTTTATCATTTATAGTTGCTTTAGCTATACAAAATTCACGCATAGCCCAAGTTCCCCACTTTAAAGGAATAGTTTTGTTGTTCAGTCTTAATTCAAACATAGGTTATTTTTTATGCAGTTTCAGTTTGTGTCAATGGTGGTACAGTTACTACGAAAGTCGCAGAAAATTTAACATCATCTTTATCAGCAGCGTTTACATCAAAGTTTGAAATAAATACTTGACCTGAATACACAATATCACCTGCTGTTGGAGTTGCTTTACCCATTTTCATATTGAAAGATGTTCTTGCAGCGTGAGCAGTGTACAATTGTTGGTAAGAATCCTTACTAGGACTTCCTGTTTCATCAATTGCAAAACCTTCACCTTGAAATGATTGTGTAAATGATGGACCAGCTTGAAATTGGTCTCCACATTTTGAAGTTGCATCAATAGTGTTAACAGTTGATGTCATTGAGTTAGTTGTAAGACAAGCGACAGGTTTGAATGTTCCGTCATTGTCTATGTCAGCTAAAAGGATATAGTCTCTTGCTGATACTTTAGTTTCTGCCATTTTATTTAATTTTGAGTTATTATTATATTATATGTTATAATCGTTCTAAATACATTGTCCAAAGGGTTTAAACCATCTAAATTCCTAATTGCACCTACTACCAAACTTGAAGCATAAAACCCATTTGCAAGGGTTATGTTTGTGTCTGAATTGATTGCAGTCAGTATTAAATCGCTTATCGTTTCGGCTCTTTTATAACCAAAGTTACTATTTTTTATGACAATGTCAACATCAATGGTAACCGAGTTAGTGTAACTGATTTTGCCTTGTTCTTGGTTTGAAGTTCTGCCACTCATAATGATATATTCATTAGGTGCATTATCAGGTGCAATACCATCATAAACAGGCAATGCACTTGAACTTGTCAAGTTAGTATAAAACCACTTCTTTACTTCTATATTAGGATTAAGCATTTAATAATTGATTTAGTCTTTGTATAAGTTTGGGTTTTTCCATTTCATAGGCTGGTATTAAGAATGGTTGTGGTCGCATACCTTTATTTAATATGCTTAAAGCTATTACATAAGCTAATCCTTTATCATTTTTTCCATTACCAATACCCTTTCTTTTTACCCACAAAGTTAAGGCTTCAACCATATCTTTAAACTTGCCACTACTTTTACCTTTAAATTGTAGAGCATAAGATGAAAAGTCAGCTGGAACATTTACTTGTGGTCCTGTGCCAAATTCAACATAAGCAGAGTATGAAGCGTTTGCTGCAACTGTATATGTTAATTCACTATCTTTTGTTAATGCTATTGAATTTCTTAATTGACCTAAATTAATAGGTGCTAATTTTTTAGCTTGATTCTCTATTTTAAGTGCAGATGCATTTATTTCATTACTTACATCATCTTTTAATGCAGTAGTTAAATTATTTAACTTTCCTTCAAGTTGCTTCATCCCACTTAAACTTACTGCAAATGCCATTAGAAGTACATTAATATTTCATAAAATCTAAACTGATTCTCTACATCCTTAATTGAATGTATTGTGTACATTTCGCCCTCTACCTGTATTTTATAATTATCAGTAATTGTTACATCATATCTAATAAATAACTTAGCAGAACGAGTAAAACTCAATTGGGCTTCCAATAAGGCTCTATTTTGGTTATCTGGGCGAAAATCTCCCCAAACGACCTCTTGTAAGGCGAAGGTAGTTGTATAGCCTCCTTGACCATCTGAGACCCTTGTAGGCACATATAACCCCACCTCCATTGTCATAGAGTTGGTATCTACATAATTTGTTTTTGCCCTTCCTATTCTCATAATATTGGTGATTGTCTGGTCCATCTTTGACAAGCCTTCCAAGTCTTTTCACATATTCCCTTGTCTCCATCTAGTCCTCTATTTTCATAATCAAATGATACTTGGTCTAAAATAGCTATTTTTAAGTCTTTAGGTAAGCAATTGAACCCAGCCATATATTGAGCAGACATATTAGTAAATAAAGGTCTCCTTACTTTAGGATATTGGTCTCCTACTAATACATAATTTTCTGTTGCTATTTCATCTCCTTGCTCATCAAACAAAGCCATAAAGAACGTTACTGGACCAAATGGCAATTCATATCCTCCAGCTTGATTATCAAACCAAACGTTCACTTGTCTAGGGATAAGGCTTAAATTAGTAACCTTTTCAATAGATTCTCTAGCTTGAGTTATTAATTCTTCAAATAAATCATCTTCTGATGCAGTTGTAACACGACAATACAATTTTGCTTCTGCTACTGTTACACCTTCTACTACTGGAGTATTATCTATGAAAGTATAATCATTTAGAAAGTTATACATATTTCCTTTTTTACAAATTTACATTATTTATAATAAAAAACCCCACCGATTAAGATGGGGTCTTTATATCTATGTAAGATTAGAACTATACGTTTCCTAAGTCAGCAAAAATAGCTGAAGTTGGTTGCATTAAGTTAATATCTTCATAACACTCAATACGAGCAGTAACCATATTTTGTTGGAAGTTACTAGCATTCTCATAAGAGAACTCAATAGCCATTCCTTCAACCTCAATACGCTCTACGAAGTTGTTATCTAAAATAAGTACTTTATCATCAGTAACCCAAGATGCAGCAATTACTGGAGTTCCCCAGATTGTCATACCACCATTAGGATTAACGATAACACTACCAGAACCAGCATAATAACCAGCAGTGATAGTTTCTTTCAATAAACGACCTAATTGAGAAGGACTTACTAAAGCAACAGAAGATACAAAGTTTGCACTCTTTTGGTTGCCAATGTAGTCAACTAATTGCTTTAAATCAACAGTCTCAGCAGTTGTAGTAGAACCAGTTGCAGCAGCAGAAACAGTAGAGAAGAACGCAGCATTCTCAGCTTTGTAGAAATCTCTAGTCAACATTCTTGGTAAAGTTGTGCTTAAGAAAGGTAAACTTCTAGCCATTTGCTTAGAGAAAGTAGAGAAACCAGCAATGTAGTCATTAACTACTTTTACTTCGCTTAATGCGTAGTTGTTCTCACCTTTGTTTGAACCTTCAGTTTGAGCAGCAATGTTGTTAGTTGTAGCAGTCTCTTTGTAGAATACATAAAGACCTGATTCACTTCTTACAGTTGGTACTAAATCACGGAAGTTGATTGCTTGACTTGGTAATACTGAAGCATTAGGAGCATAAGATGCTTGAGCATCTCCTGTTAAACTTGCAGATAAAGTCATAGACTTTACATCTCTTAAATCTAAACGGAATTTACCATTTGATTTCATTGATTTCTCCATCTCATCTAATTTACCATCTAATTTCTCAATGATAACTTCGTCAAGATGTTTTACTTCACGCTTTGCAGCTTTTTTTGTTGCAGCAGCTTGAGCATCAAATTGTTTTTGTGCTTCATCTCTTACAACTTTAATTTCAGCTTTAGTTTCTTCTAACTTAGCCTCAATGTTAGCTTGAAAACCTTTAAGGTTCTCAGCCATTTCGTTAATAATGTTTTCCATTTTTACTTTTTTAATATTTTATTAAATTCTTTAATTGCCTTCAGGACTTGTTCATCATTGTTTTTAATTTCCTCAATTATCGGCTCAGATGATTGCTCGGTCTGAGTGATTTCTTTAATGATTTCAATTTCTAATAATTCTGATTGAATCCTTTTTATTTCAATCTCCATCAACGCAAAGGTCTCATCTGTGAAACGACCACCTTTAAACGCTTTCAAGAGTTTCTCTAGCCTATTTGCTAATTGCTCTTTCTTAACTTCACTTTTAACAGAGATAGTTGGTGTCTCTGGGTTTGCTGCCCATAATACTGCACTACCTTCGTAAAGTTTAAGTTCACTTATTGTTCTTATTCCGTTCTTATCTACACTTGAATTAATTGTACTAAATCCAATTGAATGTTGATTGATAAGACCTGCATCATACATTTTAATCATATCCTCACCAGTCTCAGTTTCTACTATTGGAGTGATTGCGATTAGCATATCTCCCTCAACATATAATTGCTCTGGTTTACCTATTACGGCTTCCATTTCAGCACAATGGTCAACTAAAGACCAGATTAAATTCTTTCCTGCTGGACCTCTTTCCTTTAGAGTTTTAGTAAAGGCTTCAGGAACTATAATGTCATTATCTAAATCAATGTTTCCTGTTCTTGCCCAAACTGCTTTAACTCTACGAGTTTCGGTATCAACATCCATTACCTCGTAACCAATATCTTGTTTTTCAACAATCGTATCTTTTGATGAGTATGTTTTCATATTGACAAAGTTATTATTTTTTTTGTTATTGTATT